AATCAATTTGCAGGCATCATAGAGTTCTGCAATGTGATGCTGACGTGTTGGAAAGGAAATCATTGATGTTGTGTGGTTTGACTCAACAAAGATAGTATAAGGGCATTGTGGGGGCACACAGGTGCCTCTGTGGACACTTAGAGAAGTGTCACCTTTCAAGACATTTTTGCAAGACTTACCAAAAGTCTAATCAACAGAAGAACACCAAACACTTGCAGATAAGTAACAGAAAGACCAATCATCAGTGCAAGAATAACATAGAGGACACCTGAAAGAATTGCCTCTGCAATAATTGCACCAATTACTTTACCGACTGTATGAAGTGCTTCTTTTTTTTCGGTGGAGAGTGTCATTTGTTGTTAAAATGTTGAAGAATAATAATTTGCAATGCTCCCAGAGAATATGCTAGGAGAACCAAGATTCCACAAATCATTGAATGTTGTTTGTCTCAGCAGAACTACAATAGACGATTTTGAGTGCTGTGCCAGGATGTTGTGCCAGTTATTCAGGTGTCACATTCAAGTGTTTGGATGTCTAATATGTGTGTCTGTAGTTGAGAAATCTTTGTTCTTTCCTTTATTTGCCTGGAATCCGTGCGATTTATAGAACTTTGCTAATTTTTCTTTCTTTCCTTTTTCTGGTGCTTGATTTAATGTAATTCTTTTGCCTTGTTTATCAGCATACTTTGATAATCCTTTCATAATTCTTCCACCAACACCTTGTCCACGTTTTTCTGGTGGAATCCAGATATTGTGTAGACGAATGTTGCCAGATTTGTCACTGTGAGAAGCATCAACATTTACACCACGATGTTTTTTACCATATGCTCTTGATATTTTGTTCAAAACCTCTTGTGGTGGTTTTGCTGCTTTTGCTTCTTGAAGAAATTGTGAGAAAGTTTTCATTTTTATCACTCTGCTTCATATTCTTCTCTAACAGGTGCATTGCTACGATCCACAAAAGATTGTCTTGTGACTTTTCTTGATGCAGATTTAGTTGCTGGTTTCTTTTTACCTTGAGTTGCATCCTCTATATCTTTCTCAAGTTGATTCGCAAATCTTGATAGAAAACCAGTTCTTGCTAACTTAACATCACTTGGATTTCTTGCTGCTTCATCAACTTCATATTCTTCTCTTGCAACATCAGATTGATACCTTTTTGCACTTGCCATTTGCTTTAATCGTGCAAGTTGCTGCATCTTTTTGATTTTTCTTTTCTCTTCTGGTGTTGGTGGTGCTTGTGTTTCAGTTTCTTCTTTTGTTAAATGTGGTGCTGCTTTGTATCCTTTGTGTCCTGCCTGATAGTTTTGCCATGCTTTTGTGTTTGCTTTTCTATCTGCTGCAGTTACAGTCATTGAAGTATCTTCTGGTGCTTTCTTTTCACCACCATACACAACCTTCTCACAAATACCTACAAACTCCTCAAATGTTCTTGCTCTTGGATTATAGTAAGGAGTGACATCAGAACGATACTGAGTTCCACCTACATTCTTGCCAAGATGCTTTTCTTGTCTTCTCTTTTTCTCTAGTTCGTATTGCTGTTTTGCGGTTTTTGGTTTAGGAATAGGTTGTCCAGTGATTCCTACTTCTGTTTTGTCCTTTGCCATTGCTACAAATACTTTTTAGGTATTTATAGTATTCAATCAATCGGAAGTTTTGCTTGTGAGTTACTCTTTGGGATGATAAGTTCTTCCATAATGATTTGCTTTGGTAGAAAGTTCCAACAATAGTAACTAGAACTGAACGTAATCTTGTCGTTTGGTCTACCATCAGGACTGTGAAACTTCATCCGTTTGTCAAACATCAACAGTTGAAGATCCTTGTCCTTGAATAACTGTTTCGGAGCACTATCATTCAACCAAGTGTTAGTCATAATGAGTGCAAATGGTTTGCCAAATGATAATGCCCTCTCAAAGAACTTACGTTTGTTTGTGAATGGTGGATTGGATACAATTACATCCCATTTGAGTGGTTCAAAATCAAAGAAATCTTGACCATAACGGATGTGGGAGTAGACTACATCATTCTGCTCACCAATCTGCTTGACAAACTCACTATTTGGAGTATCAAATGGGCACCAGACGATTACATCTTTGGGAATGTATTTCAGAATGGGAGTAACACCGTATTTTGGAGTATAACATTCGTCGTTGTTACCCTCCGAATACATCAGTTTGCCACTGTCAAGAGTCATACAATTTGAGTTCCGTATTGATAGATTTCTTTGCGGGTCAGATTACCAGAGAGACGGGGATCTTTGTGCTTACCGTGAATCTTACGTTCCCAATCTTTCTTAAGTTTGGGAAGCAGAATCATCAGTACATCATCACCAGTCAGTTTCCACACTTCAACGACTTTGCCACCATCATATCGGGCAATATAGTGATTGGAATACTTACCAAGTTTCTCCTCAATCAGATAACGTTCTTGCTCTTCCCAGGTATTTTGGACACTGATACCATTATAAGTCCCATTGATAGATTTAGCAATGGTAGATTTATACTCACATTCACCATCTTGATCCACAGCATCAGCACCCGAATAAGTTTCTGCTACTTGATGTCCAAGAATACTAGCAAGATGTATCTCACGGGAACGAGCATAACTGAAAGGATCTCCCCAACCTTGTTCTTCACAAAGTTGATACATTTCTTCAAACAGTTGTTGAAATCTTTGTTCGGGGGTCATATGAGTCACCAGTGCTTTGCAAGTGTAAAGTTCATTCTACTAAACTCATCACGATTCACGATTTTGTAACTTCCAAACTGATTGTGCATTACAAATCCTTCGTGCTCTGAATCTTTACCATCAATTTTGCAAGTGATGTTATCATCAGATTCAATGTAAAAGAACATATCCATCTTGATAGATTCAATCAACTTCCACAATCGCAGCAGGTTGATGTCAACATCATAATTTTCTGCGATTTCGTGTTCGTCAACCTCTTTACCCTCACGAATGTAAGAATTGATGATTTTTTTGAGTTCTTTTGCTTGTTTGTCACTCACAAAGGTGCAAAGTGTGCTCATTTGACGTGCAAACCCACAAAACTCTTCAATATCATCACGATAAGGACAAATTGTTGCTGTTGGTTGAACAAACAAACAGTTTTTTGTGCTGTTCAGTTTCTTCAACAAAGGAGCAGCAGTCATCTCACGAATATCATCAGCACCACTGTAAATTGTGTGAGGTGCAATGATAATGTCCTGACGAATTGGTGAAGAGAACTTATAGGTAATTGTGTTAGGAGTGAATGTATCTGCTCCACTCCCGAAACCAATCCAATCACCCTGAATCACTGCTTTAGTGCGGGGCAGAAAGTCAAGACAATAAATGAGAATCTGTGCTACCTTTGGTTGATGTCCAAAGTGAGTAAAGATGTCATCTTGATTGTAGCAAAGACGAATCTTTTGCTTATTAAATGCTGCTTTAGTGCAGACAAAGAACTTTCCATTCTGAGGATTTGTACCCCAAACAATAGCAGGAGCACCATCAATTTTCACACTGACATTAGAGTCAGCAGTAAACCAATTCAGAACACTCAAATCTCCTGTCAAGATAGAATCTTCAGGATGTTCCAAGTGGAGGTTTTGAGTCATTGTTTGAGTGTCAACAAAGTCATCATAAAGTAAAAAAAGGAACCTTGTGGGTTCCTCTGTGACAGTTTATCAGGTGTCTTCTTCTTCTTTGAGTTTGTCCATTGCAGTCTTAGATATTTTACAAACTCGGTTATCTTTGTAAAGTTGAGTTACACGTTCCCGACGAAGTTCAAGAAGTCGGTTGTAAGTTACTTGCTGTCCTTCAGAAAGATTAAAGTCATTGACTCTCCATTCTTTTTGAAGTTCTTGAAGTTGAATCAGGATTTCAGAGGGTTTCATTGAGAGTTTCTTGTGTGGTTTCTTGAGTCACTTTAGGTGTCACCCGAATGTTGTAAGGTGAATTGAAGAATCTACGAAATGCAGTAACAATAATCAGGAAAGTTGATGCAACACCAATCAATCCCAGAAAAGTGACAGCATCACCATTAAAATTAAGAGTTTCAGGAGACATAATCAAAAATCGTATTTGGAATTAAGAAAGGTGTTGAAGGTTTTGTCTTCATTCGTGTCTTCTTCAAAGAGTTCGTCTTGATAAGATTCTTTGAAGTCAAAGTCATTCAGTTCTTCAACTTGAATGTCATCAAACCAATCCATAGAGGTTCCTCAAATGAACAAAAGTAATATACAGAAGATTGTGGTGTTTTTGTGGTGTTGTGTGCCAGTTATTCAGGTGTCCACTCAACGAGACATAATTG